TTGGTCATCAGCTCTATTAACCGCAGTACGATTTTCGAGGAAGACAACTTCTCCTGAATCGTGTTCTACACCGGGGTTACCTACAGCAGTTACATTTCGTGCAGTATTACTAGTACCATCGATTTTAACGTTATCGCTTGTAGTAAATGCAGTAAACCCTGAAGTTTCATCTTGATGATAATATAAAATGCCATTTGTTGCATCATAGTCATCAATGATACCTTTTGCTCCAGTAGAGCTACCAACAATTACTGAGTCATTTGTAAATTCACCAGCTGCAGGAGGACCTGATAGTGTCAAGCTATATGTTGCTCGCAATGAACCGGCAGATGCCACTGTAGTTGTTCCATAGTTAAATGGATTACGAACCAAACCTAACTGACGGAATTCATTTCCAGTAATAAATGTATCGTTCTCATCACCTGTTAATGATTGGTTAATAGTGATATAATGCGCACGAAGATCTTGGCGAGGATCATATCCAAATCCATTTCTAGGACCTAAGATTGCTCGGGCTGTTGCACCAGAACCAGAACCGTCAGAAGCAATTGTTACCTTTGCTTTAGTATATCCAGAACCTGGATTACTTATAAGAACATTTGTAATAACTCCACCTGCTACAATAACATTTGCATCAGATACAGTTGCACCTGTACCGTCTCCATTAATAGTAACAGTAAAGTTATCAGAAGCAGCGTAGCCCGTACCGCCTGCAGTAATTTTAATATTATAAATTGCACCATCAATTGCAGCTTGTTTTACAGCCCATTGATCTTGAAGGGCCTGAGCTGAAGCAGCACCAGGATCAGAAGCAATATCCTCGGTAGGAATAAATGCTGATGTTAAGAATTTATTTGCAGCTGTTGTTGATAGCGTGTACAAGTATTTCCAAATATAACCATCAGATGCAGTATTATCAATAACTCCAGCAACAGTAACACCTGTATTATCTGGGTTAGTAGTTGATGCACCAGGACCAGCTTTAATGCAAAGCATGATATGATTGTTATCTGTAATTACATAGAATTTCTTAGATTCTAGTGTAGCATCACGGTCATCATATTCTGCATACGTCGTACCAGAAATCCACTGATAACGAGGAGCAGCAAACTGCAAATCGGTAGTAGCTAATTTCTTAAGCGATGTCATATTTTGCCATACATTAGTAGTATGAGAATATGTGTTGTCGAAAGGCGCATCGGGTGTACTGTCATCCGTCCACGCTGATGAACGGCCAACAAACAAATAATAATTGTTCGCTGCCGCTTCAATGTCAGCTACAAACTGCTTAGCAGCTCTTAGCCTAAAGTTTTGGGTTACAATGGCGGCCATTGATTTTGACTCCTATTAAATGTCTGATATAGTAATTTCCGCAGTCGCGTTTATATCTATTGTTTTATTTATAGCCTCAGAAATGGTGTAATTCGCAAAGTTCGAATTTGGATTAGGTAACAAGAACTTTAAATCTTCTAAGTATTGCTTCGGCCCTATTTTGTTTTGTTGTCGTGTATTATCATTTATAATTTGTTCAGTAAAGTATACTGTTGCTAAATCAGCAGTATAACCAAGATCTGAACTGACAACACCATGACCAGTACGAGTTGCAATTGCCTGAGCATTGATCTCTACTGGAGGTATAATAATTGGAACTGGAAGTCCAGCACCAAGTTGTAAGCCAGGCTGATCGAAAGGCATGGTAGTGCCCGCTTGACTTTTTTCAAGTATCTCAATGAAGAGAAGAATCTCACCAAAGAAAATAAATCCAGCTGGGTGTACCAACCGGTTAAATGCGTTTTTCCACTGGTCAATGTTTGCACCAGTTTTAAGAATATATGAGAACTTTTGATACTTAAACGAATCTTGAATTCTCTTATCATCAGATACAAATGACCTTGAAGTTGATCCTGAACCTGAACGGTATACTTTAACTACATCTCCGTCTGATAATGCAGGAGTAAATGTAAGCTTATATGCTAATGTTTGTGTGACACTATCCTCATCTTCTGGATCGTCACCACTGTATGTTCTAAAGTATGTACTAGACTTCCACGTATTATTAAGTACGCCATTTACAAACACAATAGGCGTGTTATATAATAGCCAAAAGTTATTATCATCTTGGCCAAATACTTCTGATGTTGTTCCAGAGACAGTAAATGTATTTGTTGGTTGATAGCTACCAGGGTTTGCTTTTACATCATCTGCAAAATCTGTCCATGGGTTATCTGACGGAATAAACATATCTTCTTTTGGAAAATATATTTCTACTTCGTCATTAAACAACAGGTTAAAAAATGATACGATAGAATCTGGAGTACCACGAGACTGATAGAAATCAACAAGCTTAGTATAAAATAGTCTAGGATCGGCGGCAAAAGAACGAGGTATAGAGATACCAATCTCTTGTTGTAGGTTTGTTAAAAACTGTTCTTCAACAAGATCGATATCCCGCTGATCTGCTATGCGGTTTACATAATGTGATGCACGATTTTCTGAAACTAGATAGTCATTAAATAATTCTAAAAACTCAATAAAATCAGGATACGTCTGATTAATATGTTCCGGAACTAAATCTGGAATCAGCGATGATATACTGACTTTATGTGAGTCATTATTGACGTAATGTTCGTCCATTATTCATGCCTTGAAGTTGTTGAATAGTTAACACCAGCTGATGTACCACCAGTAATCATTGTATCTACTTCACCTGTAATTACACAATCGTCAACAAGAATAGTTAGCAATTCATTACGTTTAGGTGCAAGATCATTTGAATCCGGATCTGCAGTAATTTCTATATAGTTTCCTGTAAATGAACTAATACTCGCTGTAAACGATAGCTTACCAGAAGTAACATCAATTGTACCAGCATTATTTTCAATAACAGTTTCTGTTAGTCCACTGCCCTTTACAATTTGAAGTCTACGCTCACCTTCGTCATTAACACGATCACGAAGCGTACAGCCAGTATTTCCGTTATGTACAAACTCTGTTGATTTTATAATTTGCTCATTTGATTGAGTATTATATATTGGAGATGAGAATATAACATCGTATTTAGTTTCGGCTGATGTTATTGGTATAATGCGCTTTTTCATTTTAACCCTTACAATAGAGTTAAGTATTGCAACGCTCGATGCATCAATTTTACTAATCACGTTTGAATATCTAAACACGCCGTCAAATCGTTTTAGCTGATCGTTATTGTATGTACGAATAACTTCTCGTGCTTGTTCTTCAAGAGCATCAGCAGATAATGCGGTAACGTTAGGATTATATTTAAAGAATACATCCATATAAATGTAAGTATACTTAGGATCAACGATTTCTGGAGTAATAGAAACAACATTCTTTGGTTTTAAATACTGAGAAATAATTAATGTCTTATCAGCTTCTGTAACAACTTCAGCATCTTTTGGTTTAATAGAGATATAAACTTTACCATAATCTGGAGGATCATTGTCTTCTCCACCCCAGACAGTAATAGCATCGATGTTAGCATAGTTATTCTGAATAATTGTTTTATAATCATCTGGAGTAACAGCACGATTCTGAGAAACAAATGATAATGGAGCATTAAATTTAATTGACTCAACATCTTCTTTTGTAGATCCACCTTGTGCTTTTTGATTGACAGTAAGTGTTACATCAGTATTACCCTGAATAGTTCCAGATAAAGCAAATACTGAAGCACCATTAGCTGCATCATTATCAGTTACCAAAGTTTCAAGCTGAACGATATTACCATTATCTAATCTTTGACCAAGAACACCATCACCAAATTTTACTTCATAAACACCGGTTCTACTTTCCTCAAGAAAATATACCTTTGAAGTAGATGTAACTTCTGTAACATTGACAACAGATTCATATGTTTCTTGTGCAGTATTCGTGTCCGAAGCTTGGACCTTTACAGTAAGCTCAGATGTAACAGCATTACTAAAAGGTATTAAATAAGCTTCAGCTGAATCTCTATCAAATACATATTCAGTATTTTTATATGAACCCTGAAGAATTCTTACATTACTGAAGATATATTCTCCATTTGCATCTATAGTTGTAGTTAGTGTCTGATCGTTAACAAACTTATATGATACACCGTCAATAGTAGAAGTAAATACTGTACCTTTATTCATAGTCAAGGGAAGATAAGTGCTATCATCTGACAATACGCCTGTTGGATTATTTACCTTTACATCAATATATGCTACAGCAGGATATGATGATCGTGGTGTGTATCCAAGCATCTTAGCATGCGATACAACAGAAGGTCGCAATCTAGCAGAATCTAAAAATGTTTCGTTGATAGCAAAATTGGCATTAATTGCATTATAGTGTGTGACATATGCCATAACATCAAGAAGCGAACTAAGAGCAGAACCTTCAAAGTTATAATCTTGAAAGGTATCTTGTTCTGTCATAAATGTTTTTAGATCGGCTTTGATTGTATCAAAGTCCATTTCCGAAACTTTAAGTCGATTAGTATCAGTCATTTATCTGAGCCTCTCAATGATGAATTCTATGTCTGTAGTTAAATTTTCTGGTGACAATATTTGTACTTCTAGTCTTAAGTGTAATGCATTGCGTTCAGATAAATCTTCGATTTCTATATTTAAAACTTTTACTCTTGGTTCATAGTTTCTAAGTGTGTTAACAATTCTCTGATTCATTTCAGCTTCTACGATAGGATCAAAGTTTTCAAATAGAAACTCTGTTAGTGAACCGCCAAAATCAGGATCAAAAAACTTCTCTCCACGTCTTGTAAGTAAGATATTACGTACGGACTGCTTTACGGCTTCAACATCACGTTTAATAGGAACATCTTTTGTTACCGGATGTTTCTTAAACGGAAAGTCGAAATCGGAGTACGGTTTTGTA